AGAATTTGTAGAGAAAATTGATATGATGGGAGTAAATGCTCACTTTAGGATAACTAAGGATGAGATAACTAACCTACAGACAGGTTCTTCCATTATATTTAAGGGTATAAGGACATCTAGTGGTAATCAGACAGCTGCACTCAAGTCTTTGAACGGAATTACAACGTTTGTAGTGGATGAAGCAGAGGAACTTGATGATGAAGGTACATTTGACAAGATAGACTTCTCTATAAGGTCTCAAAACAAGCAAAACAGGGTTATTTTGATACTAAACCCAACTACAAAAGAGCATTGGATATATCAGAGGTTCTTTTTAGGTAATATTGTTGATGCAGGTCATAACGGAACTAAAGGAGACACAACTTACATCCATACAACGTATAAAGACAACAAAGACAACCTATCAGACTCATTTCTTAGCAGAGTATTAGAGATGAAGGCTAGAAGACCAGATAAATACCAACACCAGATACTAGGAGGATGGTTAGCTAAGGCAGAAGGAACAATTATAAGAAATTGGAAGGTTGGAGACTACATACAGACAGAAAAGACCATTTATGGGCAGGATTTTGGGTTCTCTGAAGACCCTACAACACTTGTAAAGATTTCTATAGATGATTTTAACAATAGAGTCTATGTAAAAGAGATTTATGGCAAGACAGGGCTTTCTACGTCAGATATAGCAAATATGAATAGAGCTGAGTGTGGTTTAGACTTGATAGTTTGCGACTCATCAGAACCTAGACTTATAAAAGAACTAAAGAAGAAAGGATTGAACATACAACCTGCTGTAAAGAAGAGTGGTAGCATACTATCTGGTATAGCGCTTATGCAGGACTATGAAATAATAGTAGACCCAAGAAGTAAAGGTGTTGTAAGAGAGTTTAATAACTATGTATGGCATGAGAAAGGTGTAAGACCAATCGATAAGTTTAATCACTTTTGCGATGCTATTAGATATGCCTTGATGAGGTTAGCTACAAGTAAGAATAAAGGTATCTACACAATAAGATAGAGCGTTTAACATAAAGGGGTGCGTTTAATATGAAGGGGTAACAATTAATTTTGTTGCTCCTTTTTCTGTTTAATATGAGGGGCTTTGTTTAATATGAGGGGCTTAAATTAATTAATAGTGAATTTATTTTGTCATGTAAAAATATTTTTGTAGATGCGTACATGCGTTCACTAGTTAATTTATGTTACAAATCTAGAATAGTATTAAAAGGTATCAAATCATAAAAAAAGTTAAATTGTAAAGTTTTTTATATTTTTTGTTGTGTAATTAAAAAAAAGAGTTATATTTGCTTCAGAAACAATTATTAATTAAATAAAAACTACATGAAAAAATTAGAATTTAAACAAGGGCAAAGAATAACTTTTAAGAGTCCGACAAGAAGCGGAAATGTAAAAGTAACTGATTATAAAATATCAGATTGTGAATGTAAAGCTAGAGAGTTCAGACCTCACTCTGCTTGTAAACATATGAAGAGGTTACATGAGAAATTAACACATTTAAGTATATAATATGGGAGTAGATATTTCAGGTAGAAACCCAATACACAGAACACCAAAGCACGAATACCCAAATTGGAATGAGATTTCTGATAAGGAAAAGGATGAGTGGTTTGAGATGGATGAGAAATGGCACAATGAAAATCCTGGTGATTACTTTAGAAGTAATTGGTGGGGATGGAGACCTATTGTTCAACTTTGTCAAACAGTAGATAACATCTACGGATTAGATATCAATTTTGAGAATTGGGGTTCCAACGATGGTGCTGGTTTAGAAACTCAAGAAGAGTGTGATAAACTTGCTGCAGCATTAGAAAGATTTACATCTAAGATTGATTGGGTCGATGATGAAGATTGGATGGGTATCTTTACTGAATGTTGGAGTACCTTAGAAGGTGGTTTCGTTGATAATAGTGAAAAAGAAATTAAGGAACTAAATTCACAATACAAATGGGGTGATGTGATTAGAGAAGTAATTATGTTACCAAGTGGTAGAGTTGTAGAACCTGCTCATAAAACTTACAAATGTAGAATTGATTCATTCATAAAATTCTTAAAAGAATGTGGTGGATTTGAAATTTGGTAAATGAATTATAGAAGTAGAAAACGAGGAATACAGAAAACTAATAATCCAGGATATAATTAATATAAATATTAAACTAGAAAAACTAGGTTTTAAAGACTATAAATCAGACTACACCAACTTAAAACAAAAACAATAATTTAAAAATAAATAAAATGAATAAACACGTAAACAAAGAAAATAAAATACTTTTCGATTTTTTAACAGAAACAAAAGAAGGTAGGGAGATATTTTTATGTTCTAAAAATAGTATAAAATTAGAAAAGAAAATAATAAAATACCACAAACAGAAAGGTTTACCAAATTGGAATTTTGACGACAACCAAAACGAGGGAATACAATGGGCTTGTTTTGATGAATTATTTATCACTTTAAAAAATCATTATTTAATCAAAAAACTTATAAAATCATATAAATAAAATGAGAAAATTAAGCAAGTACAAGCTACATAAAATTAGTAAGAATTTAGACTATTTTTTTAATATAGCAACAAAAAAAGAAATTAAAAGCGGTTTAGCATGGTATAAAGATGCTAATAAACAAGCTATTAACATAGCTAAAAAATATAATTTAGATGTTTATAGAGTAGCTCAAGTTATTAGTGCTTTAAGCCCTCGTAACAAGTGGAGCCAAAACATTAAAGATGCAGATAAAGTTTGTGAAGCGTTTACTTTAGGGTTGCACCCTGCAGACGTAAAAGTTTGTACATTTCACACAAACAAATTTAAGGCTTTTAATATTTTAGCTAATAACATTAGCATAACAAACAATAGTTTAAAAACGTTTAATTTTGTAAACAATATAGCGTATTTAAGCAATGATTTTTTAACAGTGGATATTTGGCACCTTAGGGCTTGTTTTAAAGACAATATAAGCATTAAAAGTGCTTCTATAGGTAAATTAGCTTATGAGCAAATTAAAAATATAACTACAGCTAAAGCAATAAGACTAGGTATAAAAGGTTTTGAGCTACAAGCTATAATTTGGTTAACTACACAAAGATATTTTAATAACTTAAAAAAATAACATGAAAATAAACATTTTAAAAGCAGTACAAATTTACACTACTAAAAAAGAATTTATAGTGTATACATTAAAAGATAACAGTATTAAAAATATGATACTTACAAACGATTTAACAAGGCATCGTAAAAAGTTCGGTTTAGATAGTAAATTTTTACTAACTGAAACACTAAAAAAACAATTAAAAATAATTAATATAACTTTATAAGATATGAAAAATACACATACATACATACACGAAACACATACAATATGGGCTAATGATGGAGAGGTGCATATTAAGGATGAGAAAAATACAATAACTTTTAATGCTAGAAATCTATTAAGAGATTTAGACTCTATGCTTTATTTTGCTATTAGAGAGGTAAACAAAGAGAACAAAGATTTAAAAGATAGATTAAAAGAAACAATTAAAACACTATAAACATGTATACAATTGACTACCACGAATTTCTATTCTACAATTTAACACAAGTATGCGACACAATACATCCTTTGAATGATATGCCTTATGATGATGCTTTTGGTAGCATTAAAGGTTACTATAAAGAGTTTTATGAGTCTAAATACAATGACGAATTGCATAGTGAATACGATGCGATTACTAATTTTTTAGAATGGTATTAAAACACTAACATTTTAAAATAAATTAAGCCACTTTAACGAGTGGCTTTTTTATTTCTGTTTAACAAGAGGGGCTTTGTTTAATATGAGGGGCTATTGTTAATGTAGCTAGATAGCTATTTCTGTTTAACAAGAGGGGCTTTGTTTAACAAGAGGGGGTCTTTTTACTATTTAGACCCATTCTAGATAGCTTATTTAGAATAAATATAAATAACAAAATAATTTGGTAAATTAAAATATTTTTTGTAGGGGTTAAAATATTAGAATTTTGACAAATAAGAAAATTATTTGATATAAAAAAATCTTTTATGTTAAAATTTGTTAATTTCATAAAAATATTTTTGCATCCGTTTTAAGGTACTTTTTAGGCGTTTTAAGGCATCTAATTTTAAAAAATGTATAAGTACAAGGGGTTCTTTGAGTTCGTACAATACAATCAAAATCGCATTTTTTTTGTATAAAAATTTGGTAGATTGAAATATTTTTTGTTGTCATCATGTACATATTATACCTCAAAGCTATATTTTTAGAAATACCTTTCCAGCAAAAAAAAATCAATTTTTTACACATTTTTACATTTTTTTTGTTGTTTATTTAAAAAAAGGTTTTATCTTTGAGTATTATTAATCATTAAAACTTTAAACAATGAATGCAACTACAGAAAAATCAAATTTAACTCAAGCCTTTGATAGAGTACAAAAATTAAACCTAGGGATTAGCTTAAAAGAGTCTCTGGACCTTAGCAATATACTTTATGACTTGGCTAACGAACAATTTAATAAAGGTTTAGATACCGCAAATGAAATTCACAAAAAATACCAATAACTTATAAAAATTAACATCATGAAAAATTTAAACCCTTGGAACATTATTAAAAATCATCCAGTAATTAGCAAAATGTACACTAGTGAAGAAATTGACCAGATGACTTTTGCCGAACTTGGCGAATTAATAAATTTATACAATGAACTTAAAAAATAAATAAAATGAATAAAAGCAAAAAACCATCAATAAGAATTAAAAGAGCTGTTAAACAATTAACAGACGCAAACCCCAGGTATCAAATTGGGAACGTTTTATTTGAACAAATTATCAACCTAGGCATCCAGGAGGCAAAAAACCAACTAAAGGAAATGGACCCAAACCAAAACTATTTTGTGGGTCCTGGAATGTGGCAAGAATGCATTCAGATACTAGAAAAAAATTTAGAAATATAATAATAAACCAGGGGGGCAAAGCCCCCCACAAAACAAACATCATGCAAACAATTAAAAGAGTATTAAAAAAAGCTAATAAGATA